TTGGGATGTAAATACAAAATTCGTAAAAGGATTTAGAATAGGGTCATATAATGGAACATTAATGAATGGATTAAGCTGTAATTCCCCTTTATCATCAGTATCATATAGAAATACATCTCCATTAAATACTTCTTCATTTAATTCAACTCTTATTAGTAGAAATTTAGGCCCAAATAAAACACAACTTTCTTTAATGACTATAGGAGAATATTTAACTCAAAGTGAATTATTTGAATATAATGCTTTAGTTTCTACATTAATGAACGCTCTTTGGACTGTTTAATAAAATATTATAAATAAAAATTATGGCAGCATTTTTAAAAGCAGGGCTTTGGACAAAAGAAAAAACTGGTAAAGGACAACTAGATTTAGGTACACTAATTTCAACAGTAGTACCGACATATGTACCTGATGTTTTACCATTTCCAAATTTTAATTCATTTCCAATTGTTGGAGAAACTAATAAAATTTACATAGATCAAAATTCATTTGATATATATATTTATACAGGACAAGAATATATTCAATTAAAAGGAGATCCTGGAGTAAATGGAATAAATGGTAGTAATGGAATAAATGGAACAAATGGAACAAATGGTATAAATGGAATTGATGGGTCTTCAACAAATCCTTTGCTAGGATTAATAACTCCTTCATCTATTCCAACAGGTATAGGTGCTGCATATTGGATAGCTGTTCAAGGAGGAACATACACTTCATTTGGAAATTTAGTTGTAAATACAAATTCTTTTGCAGTGATTTCTAGAGATGATTCTGGATCTTTTAGTATATCACAAACTACATTAGATATAAGCTCTAAGTTAAATGTTTCTGATGTTGTAAATACACTTATTTCAACAGATTCAACTAAACCATTGAGTGCTGCTCAAGGAAAGGTATTAAATGAAAAGTTTAATCTATATGCGTCAGATGCTGAAGTTGCAATTATACAATCAAATATAAATACTACAATAGCAGCAGTTGCTTCTGGAAGTCCTAAAGGTGTTTATGTAAATTTAACAGCTTTACAAACTGCTTTTCCTACAGGAGACTTAAATATCTATATAACATTAGATAATGGTCATTGGAATTATTATAATGGAGGATGGCAAGATGGTGGTCTTTATCAATCCCCATTAACAGCAACAGTAAAAACAAATGAAACTCTTGCTTTTGCACAAAGAAAAGGAGATACATTATATAATATTTTAGATCAATATACAGGAGAACAAGTTACACTTCTAAAAACAACTGGAACACCTATAGTTGATAATGTTATTTATTTTAAATTAGGAACTGAGTATTTTAAAAGAGTTGGCTCTGAAACAATCAATTTAAAATGGTTTGGTTCAACAATACTTACACAATCAATGTTTGCTTATGCAAATACAACTTATATAGTTGATAAGGATTATACGTTAAACAATACTTCTATTACAATTCCTTTAAATTCCACAATTGAATTTCAAGGTGGAGGAATATCAAATGGAACATTAAATTTTTTAACTGGCTGTAAGATTGCAAATCAGAAAATAAATGTTATTTTTAACGAAGTTATTATTAAAGGATATTTAAATTGCGAAATTAGAAGTTCTTATTTTAATAATTTAAGTGATGATATATTATTTAATAATTTAGTTAAATTTAGAATAGCATATTTAGAAAAATCTATTTTCTTAGGAACTATATACAGTGGTGAAAGTTCTTCAATGAGATCAATTACTCACTCTTTTGATTTAATCGGAATAGGAAATGTAACAATTAGTACAAGAAATTCTTTATTTGGTACTACAGCTGTAGATTCAGGAATTGCTAGTACTGGTAATAATACTATAATAACTGGGCAATTAACAAATCCTAATGATTCGGTAAGATTTGTTAATTTAAATTTTTTTGATATAGAATACGACCAAATAACAACCACACCTACTTATAATAATTCATTACAAATAATAGGTTTTGGGTCTTCAATTGGAGTTAACAGCAGTCTTTTTTTAGAAAACTGTAATTTTAAAACTGTTGGTTCAAATGTTGGTTTTGGTAGTGCGGCTAGTAATACGTCAAAAAGTTTTTATGCTAAAAATTGTAAATTCGAATCTTTGATTTGGCCAACTCTTGCTATGTATAATCAGAAAAGTAGTTCTGGAATAAAAGAGGCTATTATAGATAATTGCGAAATAAGAAATGGAGTAACTTTTGTCAATAAGTACACAGACAATACACACAAATGTAAAGTAGAATTTAAAAACTGTGTCACAAATGGATGGTATGAAATAACTACCCCAGATAATTTAGATAATTTAAATATTTATTTTAATAATTGTAAATCAAATGATATAGACAATCCCTTCATGCCTCAAAATACAGCAGTGCTAACGGAAGCTGCTTTACCATCTGGAAATGTTATTATAGATCAGTGTCAATTTGAATATATTGGAAATATTTGTAATGGTTATAAAAATGTAACTATTCAAAATACAAACATAAATCTTAGTAAAGTTAGTACTATGTCTCTAATAAAAGGAGATTTAAAATTTAAAAATGTTAAATTAGACAGAAGTGATTCTTCTGCGTATCTAAATTTAAATATAGTAGGAAATTATTATTTTGATAATCTTGAAGAAATAATAAGTGGTAATCTTAATAAAGCAACTAAAGCTTCTATAATTAAAATTAATAAAGGTGTTGTTAAAGATTTGTTTAATGTTAAATCTTCAATTAGGTATTTAACTACAGATTTTTTCATTGGTGATAATTTATTATCATTTAACGCTCCATCAAATAATTGTGTTCCTATAATCCTAAACGACATTGATTCTTGTGATAATGGTATTCCTTATTCCATATCTAATGGATGCCTTTTTGGAAGTAAGACTATTCCATTTACCTCTACCACAAATTCAAATGTTTTAATAATTGATTTTGATATAAATGTAACAACAAATTGCTCTTCAACTACACCAGCTGTAGCAGTATATTTTCAAAACAAAACAGATACTCTTAGTGCTATAAGATATGGAGTAACAGTTAATTCAAAAACCAATTTGAAAATAAATAATCGTGCATATCTTGAACTTGGATCTAAGGATTTGATGCCTATAGGAATTCAACATTGTAGAGTATATTTTTCAACTTCTATGGTATATGTGGATATAAATAAAAATCCTATTATATTTTATAATCCAGATTTATCATATTCTCCTATAAATCTTTCCGATTTTAATTTAATAATTAGTAATAATAATCCGCAAATTGATATAAATAATATAAACATTTTACAATTATGAAAAAAATAAATAAAATATTTATAGCTACCGAATTAGAAAGGCAAAAAATGTTGCTTGTTGGAATTGATTCATATGGATATAGTCCTGATACGAATCTAGTAATTTCTACTGATAATAAAAATGGAGTTTTAGGTAAGCCAAATGATGTTAATTCAATTCACATTCCATTAATAGCTTCAGGAAAAACATATCCTTTACAACCAGTAGTTGGACAAATGTTTTTTGATTTAAATCAAAACATACCAGTATTTTGTAAATCAGCAGCAAGGAAAAATGTTTTATTCACAATAACTAGCTCTTCAATAACTACAGCAGGAAGTATATTTTTTGTATCTGGAACTGAAAGCAAATCAGTATCTGTAGCTATTACTGATTCTGTTTCTAATATTTTAGATAATATTAGAAAACTTACTTTTGTTGATTTTTTTGTATATAAAAACAATGACTCAAGTCTTATATTTGTATCAAAAAAACTAGAAAACCCAGTACTTACAGCAACTTCTTCTGAAGGAATCATTGTTTCAATGGTGAATAAAGTTACTGCATCTGCTGCATATTGGGTAAAGGTTGATGGATCTCCTGCATTAGCATTAACATCTGGAACAACTGCTTTAAGGCCTTCTGTATCTATAATTGGTTATAGTTATTTTGATACTACTTTAGGTATTCCAATATATTGGACAGGTGCATTTTGGAAAGACGCTACTGGAAAAATAGTTTAAACACTTAACAAAATACTTAAAACATAAATAAAAAATGGGACAAGGAAAAATAAAAATAGCAGATATAGCGGCAACAGGAACACCCAGTTCATCTACATATTATAGAGGTGATAATACTTGGGCCACTGCTCCTTTACCTGCAGGTTATAATAATACTAATTGGGATACAGCTTATGCTGATAGAAATAAATGGGATGGTGGAGCAACAGGCTTAACTGCTGCAACAGGAAGAGTGTCATTAGGAATTGATAAAATTACAAATTTATTAAATGCTAATTACACTGCATTAATAACTGATAAAGTTATTGCAACAAGTATAGCTTTCACTGCAGCAAGAACAGTTACGCTACCTGCTGCAAATTCTGTAAATGCAGGATATGAACTTATAATAGCTGATTTATTTGGAACTATTACAAGCACTAATACATTAATAATTGCAATAACAGGAACTGATACTATAAATGAAGCAACTTCTGTATTTATTGGAGCAGCATATGGTATGAGACGTTTATTTTCTGATGGAATTAGTAAATGGACTTTAGACGCAGGAGTAATGAGAATTTCTGATTATATTGGAACTACATTAACTGCAAATAAAGCAGTTATAACTGATGCCAATAGTAAACTAGCACCATCCGTTACTACAGCGGCTGAGATAGGTTATGTTAGTGGAGTAACTAGTTCTATTCAAACACAGTTAAATAGTAAGCAATCTACATTAGGATTACATATACCTTATCTAGCTATATCTGGTAAAACATATTCATTAGCAGTAAATGGAACAGCTCTTGCTACTATTGCAGGTACTTCAAATACAATTAAAGCTTTATTATTTTTACCAATGAGAACTGTTACTTGCTCTTCTTTACAGATAAATATTACTATTAGTATTCCCACTGCATTAGCTAGAATATTAATATATTCTGATTTAAATGGAGTTCCCGATCAAAAATTATATGAAAGTGCAAATTTAGATTGTTCTACAACAGGTATAAAAACTGCAACTACTACACAAACATTTGTAGCAGGAACATCTTATTGGATATGTGTTCATAATGGAACAACAACAACTCCAACATATTCTGCATATACAACAGCTTCTTTACCTTCATTATATACAAGTACAACTCCTTCTATTATAACATCTTATTTATCAACAGTAACATTTGGTTCAGCTCCTCAAACTTTTGGAACTCCATCTGCAAGTAATAGTACAACACCATATGTTGGTATAACAATTTAAAAATAAAGACATGGCACAAATTAGAAATGAAATTTATGATGATAATGGACTTGTAGAAGTTCAATATATCGAAGTGGAAGATAATGAACAAACTCAAGAGGAGTTAATATCTCAAAAAGAAACAGAATTAGTTAGAATTTATAATGAACTTCAACAATTGAAAGACATTACAGATCAAACTAATTAATATTAAAACCCTCTATATGAGGGTTTTTATTTGTTCTATAACCATGTCTGGTGTTATACTATTTTGACATTCAAATTGTCTTTCTGTATCCTTATTAATAGGGCACCAATTCCAATCTCCTTTATCAAATTTATATTTTGGATCATTCCAGCATCCATGACATACATTCTTATTAACTGGTCTTAAGCATTTAAATTCATGTTCAGCTTCTGTAAAGTTAGAGATCATTATCACTTCTTTATCAAGAGCCCAAGCTAACCAGCTAAGACCACTAGAGAGTCCTATAAAGAATTCACTATTTTTAATACATTCCATTGTAGAGATAATAGATTTATCAGCTAGTACAATACAATTAACAAATGGATTTTCTTCTAACGATGTATTGATAATATCATATCCTTGTATATGTAAATAGTTAATTACTTCTTGCCAAGCTTCTCTAGTCCAAAACTTACAACCAGCTGTACTATTAGTTGCTATGGTGATATACTTACTACCTGTAAACTTTGAAGAAGTTTTTATAATTCTAGGTTTAATTTCTGTATACTCAATACCAAGAATATTTGTAGCTGTTTTTTGTAAAGGAATAGTATTAGGGAGAACAGGTTCTTTATGTTGATTATAGAACCAACCTATCTTATACATTGCATATAGATTGTTAACTACAGTTCCTGGAGAAACAAATTCTAACTCTGGATATACAGATTCAAATAAGAAGTTCTTAAATGTACTAACTATCACCTTACAATTATGTTTCTTTTGAAATTCAAGAGTATATGGTATCCAGGCTATTGTATCTCCTAGCGAAGCACTATCAAAAGCAATATAAACTCTTTTACCTGATAGGTTAATAACATTAGTATATACCAGCACACCATCTTTATAAACTCTTGTTTCCCACTTAGTATAATATTCTCTACTGAGTTTTATCCAATGGTTACATTTTATTGTATCATAATGAACTAGCACTTGTTCTTTTAGATCATAAAACTCTACATCGAATGTACTATCACTAGTTCCTGTAATTTCAAGAAATGGTTGTCCAACAAAGTTTTGTATGATATTATAATCATTTATGTCATTTTTGTGTGGAATAACATACATTGCTCTTTCATATAGATCTATATTATTTCTAGCAAATTCTTCAGATGTATTATTCATAGGTATATTATAATACATTAAATAATAAAATGATGGAGAATTTAAATCTACACTTTCTACTATATAATGACTGTACATTCCTTTATATTGTGGAAGGTTTTTAGCTATTATAGGTAGTCCATAACTTATAGCTTCTTTAAGTACAATAGGATTACATTCCCATACAGAGTTAAACATGAATACATCAGCTGCTTGCATGAATAAGTCTGTTCTTTCTCTTTCTCCCCATACAGTAACATTCTTTGGTAGATCAACCATTAGAGGTTTCCAATAATCTTCAAAGTTACCAGCTTGATTACCTACAAAATGAAATTCTATATTAGGATACTTACGAGCTATTTCTATCCCTTCTCCTTGGTTCTTTCCTTTAGTCCATAAACCAATATTAACTACATGTTTCTTTGTTCTATCCATAGCTAATGTTTTTTGAGCATCAGCTTTTTGTTCTGCTGTAGTAGGTTTTGGATCAATAGGATATTCAATCACTTGATTGTATATTTTATCTATCCTAACAAATGTGTTTAAATGATAGGGAGTACAGAATGCATAAGCATCAGGAATAAACATTTTACTTCCAGGATCAAAAGATACATCATGGCATGTCTCAACTATTCTATATGGTCTATCTTCTGAATATAACTTAGTGATCATCTGTCTATCTAGTCTCTCAGACATTTCATCTATGTGAATAATATCAGGTTTAAAATTTTCAATGATTTTAAAAAGTTCCATTTTATCATCATATAATGTGGAAACATCTACTATTTGTTTTATTTTATTTCTTTGTACAACATAATCAAGACTGTAGCATTGATATTCCACTACAAAAATCTCTACATAACTATATTGTATTAAAGCTTCTATTCTCTTAAGAAGAAATTGAGGCATGCCTCCTGTAGATAGGTGAGGAGCTAAGAATAATATTTTAATTGGTTTAGACATTTGAATAGATATTTTAGACATTATTTAGACATTGGTTTTTAACTAACAAAGATATAAAAAATATATTTAGCTTATGCTATATTATGAGGAAAATGTACAATTACCGTTTTATTATATGGAAATTAAAATTTATATTTGCTAGGTAAACGGTACAGTGATTGTAGGTCTACATTTATATCTTTAAATTGTTTATATGTCACTATAACATCATTCTCCCTTATGGAAAACGCATTCGAAAAACATGTTGAAAAAGAATTAAAAAGTATGGATCAACGATTATATGATCTAGAGGAGAAGATGACTTCAATAGACACAAAATTAACACAAGTGGTAGACGCAATATTAGGTAATGGTCTTACAAAGACAGGAGGATTTGTTAACGATATAACTGAACTTAAAGATAAAATAAAAGAATTGGAAATTAAAATCCAGAAACAAGAAGAATTTAAAAAGAGATTTTCTTGGACTGTAGGTATTATTATTGCTCTTGCAGCTTTTTTACAATACATATCTGTTATATATCATAACGCAAAAGATTAAGACATGAAAGAATTTTTATTAAGTTTATTAGATTCAAATAACACAACAAGTTCTAAAAGATTCGTAGGTCTTGTTGGATGTATATCATTAATAGTGTCTATGTTTATATACCATACAGATATTATTTTTTATTGTGTTACAATTCTATCAGGATCTGCTCTTGCAATTACAGGATTAGAATCAATATTTAATAAAAAAGGATGATTATGAAAACAGGAAGTGTTGGAATAAAATTGATACAAGAAGAAGAAGGATGTGCATTAAAGGCATATAAAGATCCTGTAACAGGTAATCTTCCTATCACTATTGGATATGGTAATACATTCTATGAAGATGGGTCTAAAATCAAATTAGGAGATGTTATATCAAAATTAAGAGCAACTTCATTAATGTTAAATTTACTTCCTAAGTTTGAGAAGATAGTTAATGATAAGATTAAAGTGCCTATTACGCAAACTCAATTTGATGTTTTAGTTTCTTATACATGGAACACTGGTGGATCAAATTCATTATTTACTTTAATAAATAATAAAGCGCCAGAAGCAGATATTAGAAAATGGTTCACTGAACATTATATTACAGCTGATGGTAAACCTTCTAAAGGATTAATTGATAGAAGACATAGAGAAGCAGATTTATATTTTAAAAAATAAATAAATGTATAATTATTTAAAGAATCAATGGTTAGCAGCAATTATTATTATTGTTTGGATATATTTTACAATATATAATCAACAAAAGAATACTGTTCTAATAGAACAAACTAAAAAACTAGAAAATAAAATATTAGTTCTTCAGAAGAAAGATGTTGAGTCTAGTAAAATTATTGATAGCCTTTCAAAAATAGATACTGTTATAGTTAATAGAATTAAAACCATCAAACAAAAAGAATATGTACAAATTAGGATTATTGATTCTTTGCCTACTAGTGGGCTTCAAGAGTATTTCACAAACAAATATAAAGAAGAATGATGGATTTGTCACACTTTCAGATAGAGTTGCTAGAAAAGTTATTACTGATCTTATTCATTATGATATTTGCAGTGAAATCACTAGACAACAACAACAAAGAATAGAAATATTTCAGAAAAAAGAAATTGCTTTTAAAAATGATTTATCTATAAAAGATTCTATCATACAGAATCAAAAAGAATATATAGATATACAAAAGAATCTTCTAAATAATAAAAAATCATTTGAGATTCATGGATACGCTGGTGTTCAATCTGTGCAATTTACATTGAATAAACCCACTGTATATACAAATTTAATGTTTGAGTTTACTAGATTTAATATAGGAGCTCAATATTATGCACAAATAAGTAATCATACTGGATATGGAATTATTCTAGAATATAAATTATTTTAATATTATGGAAGAAAAGACTTGGTACGATACTCACAAAGAAGAATCTACAATAGGAAATAGATTAGCTGATTCAGTAGCAAAAGGAATGGGTTCTTGGAAATTCATAATTATACAGACACTAATTGTTATAGTGTGGATGACTCTAAATATTCTTGCATTTACAAGTCATTGGGATGTATATCCTTTTATTCTATTAAACTTAGTATTTTCAACTCAAGCAGCTTATGCAGCTCCTATCATTATGATGTCTCAAAATAGACAGAATGAAAGAGATAGAAAAAAAGCTGAACATAACTATATGATTAACTTGAGAGCTAAATTACAAATAGATGAGTTAAAAATGACTCACGAAGAGCATACTAAAATATTAAATGATATATACAAGATATTAAATTCATTATCAAATAGATTATAATGGCAAAACAAACCAATACATCAACAAAAGCAGTAATAGTTAAAATAAGCAGACCAGGTGTACATGCTAAATCTCAGACATCAAAACTTAAATCTTCTAAAAATTATAAGAAGCTTTATAAAGGACAAGGATAGATATGAGTTGGGAATTATTATTAAACGCACACTGGCCCCATGATAGATTTGCTATTGGATGGGAAATTATACATTCAGATGAGAAATATAATTATACTAGTTATATTTTATATCTTGGTATACTTACAATAACATTAGACATATACTAATAATTAATTTAATTATTTTAATTTAACAACATTTATTAAATATATAAATAAAACATATATCTTTGATAATTAAAAACATACAATAATTATGGGAATACCATCTAAACAAATAGGCTGGGGAGCAGAAGAAAATTTGTTATGGCAAATATCTAAACAGTTAGAATATCTTACTGGTGTAGCAGGTAATATCCCTGCTCCAGTATCTCTTTATTCTGGTACTTTTTTTGATACCACTTTACAAACTAATGGAGGTGCAACTGTAGCTAATCAAGTTTTAATTAATTCAGTACAAGATGCTGACACTAATGGATTTACAATAGGACCTAATAGTAGAATAAATATTATTAATACAGCTATATATTATATAAATTTAAATTTACAATTTGTATTTACTGGAGGAGCATCAAGTTATAACATAACTACTTGGTATACAATAAATGATGTAATTGTACCTAATTCTGGATTTACATTTGATACTACTGGAGCACAAAATGATCAAACTTTAGCAGTTTTATCAGATACTATAAAATTAACTGCTGGACAATATATTAAGTTTTATTGGTGGTCACCTGCTACAGGTATAAAAATATTAACAACTGCTGCAGGAACTAATCCAACTAGACCTTTTACTCCATCTGTTAAACTTAATATATTTAACATAGCATAAAATTATGGCAATACCATCAAAGAAAATAGGACAAAGTGCAAAATCTAATTTACTGTGGCAAATATCTAAACAATTAGAAATTTTAACAAATGTAGTTGGTAGAAATATCACCACCACTACTACAACAACAGTTGCTCCTTAATTAGATTATAATAATAAACCAACTACATTATGAAAGATTTAAAATTTATACAAAGTTGTCCTAGTGATGTATATTACACATGGCAAGTAAACCTTTGGTTAGAAAGCTTAAAAGATATTGGACATTCAGATAAAGCAATATCTGTTATCTATACACCTGAAGGAAGAGAGAACAGAGATAAATGGAAACAGATAGAAGAGTTATATCCAGAAGCTGAATTTCATTACTATACAGATGAAGATAATTTAAATCAGTTATTAGGAATATATATTCCTGTACTTAGACCTTATGTTTTGTGGAAACATTTTAAGAAACATCCAGAGCTAAAAGAAAAAGCAATCTTCTATTGTGATAGTGATATTCTATTCATGAAGGATTTTAATGTAGATAAGTTCTTAGAAGATGAAATATGTTATTTATCAGATACAAATAGTTATATTAATGCTAGTTATTTTGATAGTAAGATAAATCAAGTGATACCAGAAAAACTAGAAGAATATAAATCTAGAGATATTCTTGGAGAACTAGCTAGTGTTATAGGTATATCTAGAGAAATAGCTGAAGCTAATAATGATCATTCAGGAGGAGCACAATATCTACTAAAGAATGTAGATGGTGATTTCTGGAGTAAAGTGATGAATGATTGTATTCTTATTAGAACATATTTACAAAAAGTAAATAGAGAGTTCTTTATAGATGAGAATGCAGGATACCAAAGTTGGTGTGCAGATATGTGGGCAGTTTTATGGAACCTATGGTTTAGAGAACAAGAAACAAAAGTGGTCTCTGAATTAGCATTTGCTTGGTCTACAGATCCTATATCAAAACTAGATACACATACAATCTTTCATAATGCAGGAATAGTTTCTGAAACAGGAAATGGATACAATGCTTTCTATAAAGGAAAATATCATCAAGGAACAGATCCTACAAAAGATCCTAACTTACAAGTTATATTAAATGATGTAGAATCACAAAAATATTGCACATGGTATTATGCAAATGAACTCAATAAAATTAAAAATAAATATAACCTTAATTACTAATAAACAAAAAAAATTATTATGACACCAAACGATCGTAACTTAAAAGCGTATTCTCGCTTTGATGGGACTGGTAGAATTGTACCAGGAAGTACTGTACTTAGACGACAAAAACCAAAGGTAGGAAATTGGAAAGAAGTACAAGCATATGAATGCTGTACTGATGTAACATTAACATACACTGTTGATAATCCAACAATAATTGATGTAACATTAAGACTTTTTTGCAATGGTACACAAATAAATTATTTATTTACACCAAGTGATTCTACTACAATTGCATCATTAATTGGTATATTAAATAATACATTTAATGTATTAGGAGTGTTTTCTAATCCTAGTGGGAACATTATTAATTTAGTAATGTCTGAGACACAAAAAAATGCATTATGTCCTGTAGGAACATTAACTTTTGATGTTGTAGCAGACTAAAACAAAAAATATGTCAAATACCACACCCTTGAAAGCTTATGTAAGATTTGATGGATCTGGTAGAGTGGTTGCTGGGAGTTTAATTCTTAGAAAGAATAAACCTAAAATTGGTAAGTGGCAAGAGATTACAGCATATCAGTGTTGTAATCCTACCACTACTAGTACTACAACTATATAATAAATAAAAAAATAAATTATGGCATTAAAATCACTATTCCCAGAAGAGATGATGGGAGATAAAGGCTCTAGTCTAACATTAGAAACTATTGCAGGAAAGCTATCATATTTTTATGAGCAACTACATTTGTTACATTTTCAAACAACATCATTTGCTGAACATTCAGCTCTAGGAACTATATATGATAAAGTGGGTGATTTCCAAGATGAGATAGTAGAGAAGATAATGGGATATTCAGGAAAAAGAATACGAGCATATAAAATTGATGTGTTAAAAGATTATTCTTCTGGTATGCCTAATCAAGTAGTAAAAGAATTAGTTAAGTTTGCTAAAGACTTAGAAGAGTTCGGAGAAGCTAACAATATGCCAGATATTGAAAACATAGCTCAATCTTTAAGTGGAGAAGCTAGTCAAACCCTTTATAGATTAACTCTATCATAATGGAGATAAACAGAAAATATTTTCCGAGAGTGATGCAAGATAATGATGAAACATTCCTTGCTCACTTAGAGGGAATAATTTCTTCAGTTGATGAACTATGTAGTCTTGAGATTACAAAAAACATAGATTCTTATAAATTTAGAATAGCTTGCAGTCTTCCTAAGTATAACAATATGCTTATAGAAGAAATATTAAAATTCTGTAACATATTCAATATAAGACTTGATATGAGTAAGAGTATCAAGACATCAAGTGTAATATCATTTGAAATAAATTTGTAAGTGTCACAAAAGTTATTTATATTTGTAGATAAATCAATAAATTATTTACATTATGGCAACTTACGATCCTGCAAAAAAGTACACATGGACACCTGAAGACACATTCACAATGTCAGGACAAGATTTCGGTTTAATTCTTAACACAGTTAGATCTTATTTATCATCAGAAGAAGCAGCACGCTTTCAATTAATGATGAAAACTAATGAAGTGATTGAAAAATTAATGATACAAGGTGTAGAAGCTGATGTCATTAAAGAAGTGGTAGAAGAGTTATC